CGTCATTGACGAGGGCTATACAGGCGCAATCAAGGTGAAGCTTTACAATAACAGTGACGAGTATCACGCAATCGAGCGTGGTGACAAGATTACGCAGCTGGTAATCGTTCCGTGCGAGTATGTCCGCTTCGAGGCCGTTGACGAGCTTGACGATTCAGAGAGAGGAGACGGCGGCTTCGGAAGCACGGGGAAATAGCGCGGTATAGGTGTATAATAGGCAAAGAAATAGGCGGGTAGCACATGACCAGCTACCCGCCGTCAGCATACAGGGGATGAGCCATGTATACCGTCTACAAGCATACCACGCCAAGCGGAAAAGTATATATCGGGATTACCAAGCAGAATCCCAAGAAGCGCTGGCAGAACGGCAACGGGTACAAGCATAATACATATTTTTATCGTGCGATTCTGAAGTATGGGTGGGAGAACATCAAGCACGAAATCCTCTATGAGGGTTTGACCAAAGAGCGGGCGTGCGACTTGGAGATTCAACTTATAGATAAGTATGACGCAACCAACCCCAGCAAGGGGTACAACACCAGCACTGGCGGAGAATGCGGTTCGTTAGGGGTACACCCAAGCAAAGAAACACGAGAAAAGTTGAGAAAAAAAGCAACAAACCCAAGCAAGGAAACACGGAAAAAAATGAGTGAAGCACGTAAGGGTAAAAAGCTCCCTGAATATTGGAAACAACATATAAAAGAAGGAAAAAGTAAAATAAGCTTAGAAACACGAAAAAAGCTTAGCGAAGCGCGAAAAGGCAAAAAGCTAAGCGAAGAAACAAAGAGAAAAATAGGTCAAAAGACCAAAGAAACACATACAGGAATGAAATATAAAAGGCATAAAAAATGTACCTATGGTTGTAAAAAAATAATTTGTCTAGATACTGGGCATGCATATGAATCAATAACACAAGCGTCTAATGAAACTGGCGTTTCCATTAGTTCTATATCACAAAACTTAACTCATAGGTCAAAAACCGCTGGCGGTTATCATTGGAAGTACGCTGATTAGGGAAGGGTGATGGATTTGGCAGCACGGGCAAGTAAGTTCCATGCAAGGAAGACGGTCATCGACGGCATCGAATTCGACAGCGCACGAGAGGCGAAGCGGTACACCAGGCTGCGCGACATGGAGGAGGCAGGCAAGATTCGTGGCCTGCGCCTTCAGGTGCCGTTCGAGCTTCTGCCGAACTTCGAGTGCGACGGGGTCAAATACCGTGGCATGAAGTACATCGCAGATTTTGTCTACTGCCGAGATGGCAAGGTGGTGGTCGAGGACTGCAAGGGCGTGAAGACGCCCGAGTACAGGATGAAGAAGAAGCTCATGGCGTACATAAATCACATCAACATCGAAGAATCGTGATGCTATAATAAATCGTGCGAGGGTTGCGGCCTTGCAATGACATAGTTTTTCAAGCCTTCACGGCATGAAAATAGAAAGCCCCGTCACAGCCGCAACCTGTGACGGGGCTTTCGCATATGGGGTGTAGATATGGCATTCCTCAGAAAAGAGCACAAGGAAAATTACACGTGCATCAGCAACGACGTTTTCAGGAGCGACCTGTCGCTCAAGGCTCGCGGGATGCTGTGCACGATGCTTTCGCTTCCTGACGATTGGGAGTTCAGCGAGAACGGGCTGCAAGCGATATTGAAGGACGGCCAGACTTCGGTAAGGTCAGCAATCAAGGAGCTTGAAGCCGCTGGGTTCCTATCACGCACAAGGGAGCGCGACGAAAGCGGGAGAATGGGAAAATGCGTCTGGATTGTCTGCGATTATCCACGCTTTGAAAACCCCAACTTGGTTAATTCCAACTTGGGGATTGAACCCCAATTAAGTACTAAACAACAAAGTACTTATGAATCAAGTACTAACAAGAAGAAAGAAGGAAAGCGGGCGGGCTACGACGAAATCATCGCCGACTACACGGAGAACGGGGAGCTTCGGAACGCTCTCGTTGAGTTCGTGAAGATGCGCAAGATGATGAAGAAGCCGCTCACAAACAAGGCGCTCTCGCTTCTGCTCACCAGCAAGAAGGGGCTTGACGGGCTGGCATCAACCGACGCGGAGAAAATCGACATCGTGAACCAGTCGATAATGCGTGGATGGCAGGGATTCTTCCCGCTGAAGGACATGGAAGCAAAGAGTGGCACCGTCTCACACGAGACATCGAGCGGCTTCAACAGGAAGATAGACGCTGATTACTACTACCAGAGCAGCGGAGACGAGGAACTGGACAAGGTTCTGGGACTTGGTAAGTACGCTCCAAAGACAAGATAGAGAGAGGAAGGAAAATCATGAAGACAGACGGAATAATCGAGGGGCTTGCCAAGGCGGCGGCTACGAACTTCAAGCCAAAAGAGGGCGATTACATCAAGGATGGTCTGCTCTATTGCGGTAAGTGCCACACGCCCAAGCAGTGCGAGGTCGAGATAGGCGGCAGGGTCATCAAGCCCTACTGCATGTGCCGCTGCGAATCGGAGAATTACGAGCGCGAGAAGGAGGAAGAGCGCAAGGCGGAGCGCATGCGCAGGCTCGACATGATGCGCCGCACTGGCTTCCCAGACTCGGAGATGCGCGAGTGGACTTTCGCTCATGATGACGGCAAGGACGCCAAGACCATGGCCGCTATGAAGCGGTACGTCGAGAAGTTCCCTCAGATGCTTGAGAACGGCACTGGTCTTATGCTCTACGGCAACGTCGGCAGCGGGAAGAGCTTCGCAGCCGCCTGCATCGCCAACGCGCTCATCGAGAACGGCACGCCGTGCCTCATGACGAACTTCCAGCGCATAGTCAATAAATTGCAAAATGGGTTCGCTGGAAAGCAGGAGTACATCGACGGACTGCAGAAGTTCGACCTGCTCATAATTGATGACTTCGCTGCTGAGAGACGAACCGAATACATGACGGAGCAGGTGACAGCCGTGATAGATGCACGCTACAGATCCAAGCTTCCGCTGATAGTGACGACCAACATCAACCCTCGCGACCTCATGAGCGCGGACGGAATCGGAGAGCAGCGGATCTACAGCCGAATCATGGACATGTGCGTCCCCGTGCCATTCAACGGGCAAGACCGCCGACGTTCGGACTACGCAGCGAGGACGGCGGCAGCCAAGGAGCTTCTTGGGCTATGACACTTCGTGGTAGAATGTAGCCGCGCCAAGCAGTCGGCGCTTCCTTTCTCTAGCGGCTCGCAGGTTCGACACCTGCGGGCCGCACTCATATCTGCGAAATATTTTTCAGATCCTCGCTTGCAACTGCCTTGTATAAGTGTATACTAGTATCAGCAAGAGAGGGAAGCGAGAGAAAGGAACCGCAATGGGATACCACGACACGATGAAGGCCATCAAGCACGACGTCGAGAACGGCAATCTCGTAATCACCATTGAGAACGGCACAGTAACCTATTCCGGGAGAACCTACAAGTACAAGGACTTCCTGAAGCATGAGCATCGCGGCACGGACTTCCACTTCGACCGCGAAACGAAAACTTGGCAGATGAGCGTCGCAAGCATGTACGACGGTGACAAGCTGCTCATCGAGGAAATCACTGGCCACGAGTTCTAATCGGAAGCCCCCTGAAACGGGGGCTTTCCCTATGCCAGAAACTACCTTTAGAGAAAGGAAAGACAATGACAGAGGGACCATCTACAGCGCACACAGATCCTGAAGGGTACGCACGGTACGAGGGCAGCATCGAGTGCATCGAAGCCATACGCTCGGCGCTTACGCCCGAAGAGTTCCGTGGGTTCTGCAAGGGGAACGCTATCAAGTACATCTGGAGAGAGAGTTCGAAAGGCGGAATCCGCGACATCTACAAGGCGGCTGACTATCTCAGCATGGTTCTGAATGGAAAATGGATGCACTCGGAAGAAGCCTAAAAAATCTTCGATTCACGCTTGCAATGGGGCTGTATAGGTGTATACTATAATCAGCAAGTTAAGACGGCATAGCGGGGTCGGTGAAAGTCCGGCCCCATGGAGAAAGGAGACCCAATGCACGTCATGAACACATTGCACATAAGCCCATTGAGTCCGTGTGTCTCATGGGGCGATGTGATTTTATTCGTCCTGATATGGGCGGCAATCATCTTTGCAGCATGGAAGAAGGAGGGACAATGTGCCAGTCAATCGAAGACGTCGACCGCATATCGTGGGAGGCGGAAATGATGCGTGCTGAGGAGCATTTCGACGCAGTGAACGAGACAGCCGAGGTCTACATCTACAGGATGCCCGACGGCTCCATGAGGATTCAGTGCGGCAACTGCGGGGCGCTGCTTCCACAGCTGCGAATCCTCGCAGGGCAGCGCAGTGGAAGGTTCGTCCCTGCCAGATGCCCGGAGTGCGGGGCGGAGATCGTGGACATACAGGGGACCGAGGACTGACGGAGATAGCGATGGCGAAGAAGATTAGCGACGAGATACGCGATTGGTGCAATTGCAAAGACCTTGGCATCCACGATGTCCTATGTAGGAACGCGGTCCTTCGCGCACTTGCCGACCGCATAGATAGCGAGATGATGGAGCTGCCGAAGGACAAGGATGGCATGCCCATCCATGTGGGCGACAAGGTATGGATGGCTGACAAAGGCGCTCTGGAGCTTACGGTCAGGTCCATCACGCTGCATGCATGCGGGGAGGTGAACGTGGACGCCTCCTGCGAGGGATGCCATGCCCACGTCGGCCCGGATGACCTTACCCACGAATGTCCCGACAGCTTCGAGCGCATAGCAGACGAGCTGGACGAGATGGTGGACGCAGCAGACTCGGCAGACGATAACTGCGAGAAGCTGGCCGACCTTGCAGACCGCATCCGCAAGCTGGCAGCGAAGGACGAACGATGAGGTACATCAGCGTTTTCAGCGGCATAGAGGCCGCGAGCGTGGCGTTCCAGCCGCTCGGAATGGAGCCGGTGGCGGTCGCCGAAGTCGACAAGCACGCGAGCGCCGTGCTCGCCGCTCATTACCCAGACATCCCCAACCTCGGGGACGTCACGAAAGTCGATTGGAAAGAGTATCGCGGGAAGGTCGATTTGGTTGTGGGCGGAAGCCCCTGCCAGTCGTTCTCGATCGCTGGCAAGAGAGAGGGGCTTAAAGGTGAGTCAGGGCTCATGCACGAGTTCATTCGATGCGTTCGCGAGGTGCGTCCTCGATGGTTTCTTTGGGAGAACGTCCCGGGAGCGCTCTCAAGCGAGCATGGGGCGGCGTTCGGACAGCTCCTGCACGAGATGGCTGACGGGGGGGGTTACGGATGCGCATGGCGCGTGCTTGATGCTCAGTTCTTCGGAGTGGCCCAGCGACGCCGCCGTCTCTTTCTTGTCGGACGTGCTGGAAACGGATTCAGAGAGGCTTGCCAAGTACTCTTTGAGCCCGACTGCATGCCGGGGAATTCTGCGTCGAGCAAAGCAAAGAGGGCGGAGCTTGCCTCCCGAGCTGGAAGAGGCGCTAGAGCGGCAGGCTTCTGCAACCCAGCTGTCATAGCGCTGCAGTCGGACGGCTCGACCTCCACCGGCAGCAACGGGAACGGCTTTCAGATCGACGGCAGCGCCTACACGCTCAACTGCATCGATAGGCAGAGCGTGGCTATCGCGGCCAACCAGCGCGGCGAGATCCGCATGGACGGCGGAGACGGCCAGACGGTTGGCGCGAACCCGCCGATAACCGTCGTGACCCGCTGCGGATGCGATGGCGGCGGAAAGGGTGCGCTCGCGAGCGAGAACGTGTCGCTCACGCTCTCGACACGCAACGAGCAGTCGCTGTTCGACCCGATTGATGGCCCGCGCTACGTGGTGCGCAGGCTCACGCCGGTCGAGTGCGAGCGGCTGCAAGGGTTCCCGGACGGGTGGACGGACGTGCCAGACGTCGACGGCAAGCCGATGAGCGACGCCCAGCGCTACAAGCAGCTTGGCAACTCGATGGCCGTTCCCGTCATGAGATGGATAGGCAAAAGGATCCTCATGGTCGACGAGGAGGAGGGCAGCAATGGCACCGACTAGCGAAGAGCGCGATTATGAGTCACATTGCATCAAGCCGCCTTACGCCCAGAGGTTCATTGTCCACATACAGCAGTCTGACGATACGGACGCCCTCGGCTTCCCGTCCAGCGTGGAGCTTGAGGACATCTCAAGGCCGCACGAGGGCATGCGCGAGTACGTCCCTCGCAACCTTGCGCTGCTCGTCGAGTCGGAATCGGGCAGGGTCTATTGCTCATGCTGCGGACGGGAGCTCAAGCGCAAGTACAAGTTCTCGCCGTCATGGCGGTTCTGTCCCAGATGCGGGGCGGAGGTGCTGCGATGACGCCGACTAGCGACGAGCGCCGCGAGGTGGCGGAACGGCTGAGGCAGATGGCTGATGAGCACGACGCGACCGAAGCGAGCCGCGTAGCCCGCGCTCTCGGGCTTGAGTACAAGGTGTACGGGACCGTCGTGGCATTCGACAGCGCCGGCATTAGGCACCTCGCCGACCTCATAGACCCGACGTGCCGCGATTTCGGCGGAGAAGAAGGCACCAACGGCGAATGCTACGATTTTGCGTGCAGTGCCTGCGGGTATGTCTGCGACCTCGCGGAGCCGAGATTCTGCCCTAACTGCGGCGCGAGGGTGGTGAGCGAAGATGCGTGACAAGGACGAGATCGTACACGCCTTCCGCTACAACCTCCTCGACGCGATCAACGATAACGGCACGAACCAGGCCAAGCTCGCACACGCTGCCGGGGCTTCCGCCAACGCGGTCCACCTGTACTGCCATGGCAAGTCAGTGCCGACGCTGGTGCCACTGGTGCGCATCGCCGATGCCCTTGGCGTCACGGTGGACGAGCTGGTGAGGCCGAGGAATGGGAAGCGATGATATTCTTGCATGGCTCCTGAACGTGGCTGGCGAGACCACGGAAGACATAGCCGACAGCACAGGCAGAAGCGAAAATGCAGTCCGCTCGGCGATAGGCAGGGTAGATGCAGGGCGGCACGAAGCCGAAGACATCGAGATATAGGAGGTGACGCCAGTGGCGACGAAGGCCCAAATCAAGGCACAAGCGAAGTACGACGCGAAGCACACGCGGCAGGTTCACCTGAAGCTCAACCGCCGTACCGACTGGGACGTTCTAAAAAAGCTGGACAGCGTGCCCAGCAAGCAGGGCTACATAAAAGATTTGATTCGCGCGGACTTGGCGAAGGAATAGCGATACGGGAATCCGAAAGGGTTCCCGTTTTTTATTTCAAAGAACTTCCGATTCTCGCTTGCATGGTGTCGGTATAAGTGTATACTATAACCAGCAAGCAAGGAAAGAGAGAAAGGAACGGAAATGGAAATTCACGCTTAAGTACCTCAAGGCGGAAGAGTGGTAAAAAGCTAAGAACGTTGGAAGGGAGCCCACATGTTCTACGCAGAGTTTTGCCCTTACGGAATCAACTCAATTTCAGATGGTGACACGCTTATGGCATTCGATACGCGCAAGGAGCGTAACGAAATGGTAGAGAGAATCAACGACGCCCACAGCGAGAGGATGGAGGGGTGTGCGGTCGCCGTAACCACGCGCGAGGTGGCGCATAGGTACGACCTCAACGACTTCGACAACGGCAACGCGAGCGAGGTTCCACACCTCCGCACGTGCAATGGCAAGCGCTTCTTCGAGATTCACCACAAGCCGAGCTATGTGTTCTGAGTTCCCGCAATTCCCGCTCCGCGTGTCGTATAATCAGGGGAGCGTAAAAATCAGTCAGAAAAGAGCGGCATGCAGGGATTCTGGGAAAAGCTTCTTTGGGTGTGCATCCCGTGCGTGCTGGCAGCGACCGCGACGTTCGTTTCCAGTCCGAGGCTAGATTCGCAGCTCGCAATATACTCGGCTGCGGCGGTTGTCGCCCTTCTCGGCGTGATGCTTTCGAACAGGCGAGCCGAGAAGGAGAAGGCAGACGAGGAAAGCGAGCTTGTCAAATCGGCATTGCGGGCGCTGCTCAGGAGCGAACTCATGCGCACTCATCACCAAGCCGTGCGCGACGGCTACGCCTCGACGGTTGAGAAGGAAGTCATGGAGCGCACCTATCAGAGCTATCACAGTCTAGGTGGCAACGGCATCGCCACGAACTTACATGACGAGATGATGGCGCTGCCGACAAGGGACGAGTAGGAAGGAGAAAAGAATGAAAGAGTATTTTCTTCCAGACAAGGTCTATACGGTACTCAAGTGGGTGGCGCTGATTGCATGCCCGGCAGTCGCGACTTTCGTGGGAGCGGTCTTCCCGGCGTGGGGCATCCCGAATGTCGATGCAATCACGCTCACCATCAACGCGACCGGTGTGCTTATCGGTGCCCTCATCGGAGTAAGCGCGGCAACCTCTAAGCAGGCACCAGAAAGGACGGAGTAGACATGGCAATGCAGGGAATCGACATCAGTGGCTGGCAGGCAGGAATCGACCTCTCGAAAGTCCCATGCGATTTTGTAATCGTCAAGGCGACGCAGGGAGTGAATTATGTCTCGGACTCTTGCGATTCGCAGGTGCAGCAGGCTATCAGCCTTGGGAAGCCTTTTGGCTTCTACCATTACGTGGACGGCTCCGGAGCACAGGCAGAGGCTGACTTCTTCATCGACAATTGCGCAGGATACTTCGGCAAGGGCATCCCATGCATTGACTGGGAGAGCGTGCAGAACTCCGCATGGGGCAACACGGACTACCTTCGGCAGCTTGTCCAGCGTGTCATTGACAGGACGGGAGTCAAGCCGCTCATCTACGCATCGAAAGGCTCCTTCCCGTGGGACGTGGCGCAGGCTCTCGACTGCGGCACATGGGTTGCACAGTACGCAGATAACCGTCCAACCGGCTATCAGGACGCTCCATGGAATGAGGGGGCCTACGCCTGCGCCATTCGCCAGTACTCTAGCCATGGCAGGCTTCCCGGCTACTCTGGAAACCTCGACCTCGACAAGGCATACATGGACTCCGCCGCGTGGGCAAAGTATGTAGGAGCACAGCCAGCACCACAGCCGGAGCGCAAGAGCAACGAGCAGATTGCCGATGAGGTCATTGCCGGACAGTGGGGAGACGGAGACGATAGGCGCAACCGTCTGGCACAGGCCGGATATGATTATG